CAGCATTTTCAGATAGACAAAACGCCTTCGCTTCAATCGGTGACGGATTAACCGATGCCCAAGCCACAGCCCTATACAATGCGGTTCAAACAATGAATACCACTTTATCTCGTAATGTTTAACAAATTATGTCAATAGGATATATCTTAACCGAATCAGAATACGCCCAAGTGCAAGGGCAGTATTACACCGAATACCAATTTTTTAATTGCGTTCAAGATATAAACGGAGTTTGGTTTTTATTCCTTTCCGATGAGGACAAACCCGAAGTTGCATCAAGTCAATACGCTTGGGTTTTAGATTTACCCGAAGCCGAATACATCCCACCACCATCCCCACCTTTTCCCCCAACTGAATAATGACCGCACCAAAAGTAAAACCCAATGCGTTGCCCGTTTCGTTTGAGCAATTTAAGAAAAATCCAATTGCGGCCGTTTCTTTTTGCATGTTGTTGGCTGTGTCTTATTTGTATATGGACTTGCGTTCGGGCTATAAAGAACAGATTGAAAAAGCCAATTTAAAGATTGAAGCGTTGGATGTGAAGATTGATAAATTGACCTACGCGTTAAAACGATCCGATTCTTGTTTGGCATCGGCTATGACTGAAATCCGTATAATGCAAACAATGAAAAAACTATGAGAACGGCATTAACTATTTTCACCGCCCTATTTATGACGGGTTATGTGTTCACAATTGCAAACGCAAAACAAACCCCCACAATCGACGAAATAGATGCGTTGCTTAGCAAGGTGTCAAAAAATGTAGAAAGTGCGGGAGAAGTCACCAAAATGGCTCAAACGATGAATGCAAAGATGGTTGAATCAAAGGTTGCGGAAAAGGAAGCGTTAAAAGAGGATGTAAAGAAGGCGGAAGCCAAAGCCACCAAGTATGCAAATACCATGATGTTTATGGGTATTGATACCAGTATGGCGGATATGGACACCTTGTCAATTTCCAATATGTTAAAATTGAATGGACTGTAATGGCAAAGGCAACCAATACATCGACATTCCGTGCAAAGCCCAAAAACAAATTGGGCAGACATACAAAGCACATCAACAAACACAAATCAAAAAAAGCCAGTAGAGGCCAAGGATAATGGATAAGTTCAAAGCAAATGTAACGGGCATTGTTGCCATTCTAATTTTGGCATTGAGTTATGCCATATTATTTTCAATTATCTTTTGGGATTTCCCAACGGATCAAAAGGACATTTATTTTACCATAGCGGGTGGGGTTACTTCCATCGTTACTATGGTGGTATCGTTTTATTTCGGAGCAAGTAAAAAACAAGATGAAAACTAAACAAGTACATTTTAGGTCGTATAACTACGAAAAGATTGAAAAGAAACAAATCTATTTACACCACACGGCGGGTGGCCCAAGTGGTGAACAAGTGTTTCAGTATTGGGAATCCCAAGCCAACAAGGTTGCAACTTGCGTATCCATCAGTAATGACGGAACAATCGTGCAAGGTTTTGGAAGCGAGTGTTGGGCGTATCATTTGGGATTAGGTACAAAGCACTTCATGGGCCAGGGGTTGCCATACCTTCCGTTGGATCGTTCATCCATTGGTATTGAGATTTGTAATTACGGCCCATTGACACAAAAAGGTGGTAAGTATTATAATTATGTAGGTGGTGAAATTAAGAAGGACGATGTAATCGAGTTGGATAAACCATACAAGGGTTACAAATATTGGCAGAACTACACGGATGCACAAATCGAATCTGTAAAGGAGTTGTTGATCCATTGGAATACGAAGTATGGCATTGATTTGACTTACAATGAGGATATTTGGGAAGTTAGCAAACGGGCATTGAAGGGCGAGGAAGGTGTATTTACACACAATTCGGTTCGCCCAGACAAGGCGGATGTATACCCACACCCCAAGTTGATTGCAATGTTAAAGTCACTCACAAAAAAATAAGACCATTCACAAAGAAAGTGGGTTAATTCTCACTTTTTTTTAATCTTTTTATATTTGTAATTTGGAATTTACAATTGAATGGATGTATATTTGTTGTATAGATATGACACACAAAGAAATTTTAACAGCATTTAGAAACGGCAACACCAAGGTAGCCCTTACTTGCCACATTACTCGTGAAGAATATGTTTGCACTATTTTAAGAGCGGGAGCAAAACAAATTCATGTTGCTCTTTCACCAAATTATGTTCAACAATATGAAAACCGAGGTGATGTAAATTATGACTACCAAATGTTAAGAGTAATTTACGAGGGGGCCTAATCGCCCCCACTAATAATATGGATATGACAATCAACATTTACGAATGCGTTTATCGCACAGAAAACGGCAAGGAACTGTACACCAAAACTTGGTATGCACCGACATGGGAACACGCTTATCGCATGGCTGAAATTTATCGCACAGTCACTTTACACGATGCGTTTGATTTTATTTTACAACGCATTTAATTTGGAATCTAAAATTATTTAACCTATTTTTGAAAAGACAAATAACATGGATATAATTTACTTCATTCTACTTACACCCGTTGCGGTGGTTGTTTCCTTCCTTGGATGGAAGTTGAGACAGTACAAAAATGACATTAACAAATTACCAGAGGCCAAGCCATTTGAGTACGAACGGGACCAATACATCCCACACTTTGATGAGTACACACAAACATTGTATCAGTTTAAGACGGGCAAGAAATGAAAAACGAATTATTAATTTGGACCCCAGAACTAAACAAGTTGCGGGAGGTATTAGAAACCAACAAGCATTTCAAACACATTAAGATTATTGAGATGCACTATGAATCGGAGTTAATGGATTTGTGGCGTATCACATTTAACCAGGAGTTGACATTGTGGGAGGCCTTTGAATTAGGAAAAGAAAGTAAACAAATATG